GTTCCATGGCTTTAACTAATGTGCCTGATAATGCACAAAAGTTAACAGTCGATGATAAGCAAGAACTTTCCGTAGATCCAAGAATTTCGGGTATAGGACCAGCCGACCCTTTAAATATCCGTGAAATAGCGAAAAGAGAATCGTATTTGACAACATTTAATTGGAATATAGGAACTGCTCCAGACACTTTGTTGTGGAACGCAAGATTAGACCCATGTACTTGGAGTCAAAATACAGGACCACCAGTTTCATATCATTTTCCAGCTTGTTGTATGGCTGCTTTGCCATTTCAATTCTGGAAAGGATCAATGAAATTTCGATTTCAAATTGTCTGTTCAAGTTTTCATAAAGGTCGTATTAAAGTAGTGTACGATCCATCATTCTTAGCGGCAAACACATACCTTGGTTTCTCAGAATATAATACCAATTATTTAAAGATAGTTGATATAGCAGAGGAACAAGATTTCACTATAGAAATAGGTAATGGCCAGGAAAGAAATTTCCTTAACCATGCCTATCCTGGACGTGATAGTATTACCACTCTATACAGTACAACAAGATACACTTCTAAGGAAACATTTGGTAATGGGGTCATCGGCTTATTTGTAGTCAATGAACTTACCACACCAAATAGTGTAGCTAATAATAATATAGAGATAAATGTGTTTGTATCTATGGGAGATGATTTCGAAGTCGCAGCGCCTGAAGATTACTTCCAACACTTTGTGTTGAAACCTCAGAGTGGGGATGTCTTACAACCCCAAAATGGTGAGTTGATACCTGAGAGTCAGAACACAATCGAACCCGATGCTCCTCAACAGAATGAAACCACAATTATTGGTTTACCTCCTGTTGACAGCGCCGATCTCAATAAAGTGTTCATGGGAGAAGCTATCACATCTTTTCGTCCTATATTAAAAAGATATAATTTATGGAATACCATACCAAAACTAGATACTATTGCAACTACAGTTTCTGGTAGGTTTCCAGCCTTCCCATACGCACGTGGTAACGTAGCAGGAGCAGTAGACACTACTGCTGCTCTAGCACCATATAATTACGTAAACACAGTGATGTTACACTGGGTGCGTGCGGCCTATTCAGGCTCGCGCGGATCAATACGTTATAAACTAATACCAAGGGGTTTTCAATCACCCTCTGATCGAATCGAGGTTCAAAGATCTCCTTGGTATCCAGTTATAACGACTTATCGTAATGTACGTTCTGCGTTGAATTCATACACATCCATAACTGCTGCCAGGAAAGACATCATGTCTGAATGGCAAGCTGCGACACTGGATATTATACCCAAAGACGAAAAACCTTTTACTGGTTTGAGAGGGATGACTCTCACTACAAATCAAGTAAATGGAGTTCTCGAATTTGAGGTTCCATATTATTCATCATATCGTTTTACACCAGGTAAAATAGAAAATAATACCACCATATCTCTTTTTGAGGCTGCTTGGGATTATCGAGTATCTTTCAATGGTGAGGGTGCCTTTACAGGCTCTAGTACTTATGATGTATATGTTGCAGCAGGGGAAGC